CTGTTCTCAACGGACTAGGATACGGGCTCCAGTGGACAACACGAGAGAGAAAAGCCGCCTTAGCCATCCTAGGGCCTCAACGAGTAGGAAATAAAACCACTACTCAAGGAGGACTCCTAGGCCTGGGCCTAAGTTGGACAGTTCTCTGTCTTGTCAACCACTGGTGTGCACAAGTAAATGCCGGACCGCTCGCCCATGCAATCTGCGGTGATGATCTCGAGGCCCTCTGGACTCGAGTGCAGATAGAACACTACGAGCAACGCCTAAAAACAGTCGGCCTAAGGCTCAATGAAGATAAAACATTCATTGCACCCTTCGGTGTGTTCTGTGAGAGAAGAACCATAAAGCTTGGGAAGCAAGCAAGATCAGTACTACATACCGGCCTCGCAGAAGCGTCCGGAAGTCAAGGAGACTTCGGGAACAGGTCTGCTACAGCTGGAACGATTCCTGACCTTCTCGCTATTAAAGCTAATCCAAGTGTACACCCCATCCTCCGCCGCCTAGCTCACCTAACAGCCGTTAGGCGAGGGGCCAACAAAGATGCAAAACATGCGCCAATCCGAGCAACGCCCGAACTGCTCGCGGGTGTCCTAAAACACGGACTACCACGCATGTTCAAATCTTCTGCCAACCCCGAAATACAAGCTGAGGGAGAGTATCTCCGGGCTAACGCAAGCCAAGTCAAACACCATGACTCGGTGACCGTTAGCTCCATTATTCCAGATCTCATCTCTCAGCGGGATATTTCGCTAGCCTTAAGAGGAAGTGACAACCCCTACAAACCACATGCCATCTCGGCCAAGGCGTTGAAACACAAGTACATCAAGCTTCAAAAAGAAGGTAAGAAACTTCTTCAAAAACAGAAGCTCTCTGAACTTGTCAACACCTCGAAAGAGTACACACGTGGAACGAAGCAGTTGCTCCGAATCTCACTCTTTAACTCCTTCTCAACTAGGTCAGACAAACTCACGGCAAAATCACGTGAGTTGGAACGATGTCTTCGCCTCCTGGAACGAACAAAAGAAATGTTCATTCCGGAAGACCGGGCCACGTCTCTCCTAGACCTTCGTGGGTACACCAACGGTACCCCACTCCAATCAGGGAGAAACCTCCCGCCTAGTTGGAGCATTAACCGCTCAGCAAGCTGAGGG